CCATATTCAGCTAATTCATTATAAACATCTTGAGGATTCCTTCCACTTCTTCTAATAAGAGTAGGGTTTGTTGTTACACCTGCTATCAATCCAGACTTGTATCTGTCTAGAATATCCTGAACGTTAGCAGAGTCTAAAAATAGTTGCATATTAAGTCAAAGTAAGTTTTAAAGCATTAACAAGATCTCTATATCCAAGACCTACATATATTTGTCCACTAACTACTGCTAAAGTAGCTATAGACCAGAATATATAATACCAATACGACTTAATCTGTTTAATAATACCTTGAGTGGTCATGTAGTTAAAGTAAGTGTTATATGTATATCCACGGGGAGACAAGTTGTGGTGGGGATGTGTCTTGGGGATATAAGTATAAAGAGGAAGTGTTGTCTGAAAGACGACGACTTCCTCATAGGGGTCGGGTCCACCCTTCCCTTCCCCTGTATAGTTAGGGGCGGTGTTAAACCCAAGTAGGGAGGGACTTTCCATCCTCTAAACCTCTAGCTTTATCTCTTTGTTCTTTATTCATACCAAATACTAAGTGATTAGCTGAAGATTGAGGGTTGTCTATGAAGTCTTCCAACATAGAATCCCATTCTTCTTTCTTTCTAGTATTGATAGCTTCTTGAGCTGAGATGGAGAGAGCATCTGTATAATACTTAACTCCTTGTGCCAAACAATCCAATCTGTCATCATGTTTAACAGCTCCTTTTTCTCTACACATTCTCGACATCTGATAGAAAAGCATATAGAGAAGACGAAGTTCTGGAGCTTCATTAGGATTAGATTTGTAATCCCAATCAATAACACTTTTGTCACATATAAGGCGATGTTGATTAAGAACAGGCTCCAAAGAATCAATGATTCGATCTTCTTTCCTAACGTTAGCACGAGTTTCTTCTATAAAGATGTTTTGTTTTGTCTGTTGTATATGTTTTTTAAATAGTTCAGCTACTATTCCGTCTCCGAAGTTGGATTCGATGAGGAGGGTAGAAGCTGAATATTTTTTACATCCTCTAAGTATGTCCAACAAGGTGCTGTCTGAGTATCCGTCTCTGTAAGCACGCATTTCATGCAAGTAAAGGAAACCGTTTCTTTGGGAGAGGTAACATGCGGTTGTTTCGTCTGATCCTCTTCCTGAAGGATCGACTGAACAAATTGTTTCAGTGTATGGTCCCCATTCGCCTTGGAGCTGCATAGGAGAGTAAAAATAATCTCCTGGAAGTCCGACGGTGGGAGCGTCTTTGATAACGTTTGAGGGGTCTGAGCACCAAACGACGGATTCTGGAGCAGTAGTAGGGTTGACAGAGGTAACAACCAAGTCAGCCATTTTGAGTGGAAATTT